AGGCTAATCTGGATTTCTACGGCGGCGATCAGTGGACGGAGCGATCGCGTAACCGGCAGCTCGTTTTTAACTATACCAAGGTTGCCATTGATAAGCTCACCAGCTATCTGATGCAGGGGCTTAACTTCGCCTGCGATCCGCTGCTGGACGATGCCGGGGAGAAGGAGAAGGCGAAGCGCGCCGAGGCCATCATCTATCAGTGCTACGACCGGAACAATCTTCAGGAGCTGGATTACGAGACGGAGATAGATGCCGCAATCCTCGGCGACGGCTGCTATAAGGTGACCTGGGACCCGGCGCTGAAGCGGGTGCGCATCACCTCCCCGGACGTCACCGGCCTCTATGCCTGGCATCTCGGCGATGACCTGTCACGCGTCTGGCGCGTGGCCAGCCGCTATACGCTGACTGCCGATGAGGTGGATCTGCTGTACGGCAGGGCGATTACGAAGAAGTCGGCGCAGCTGACCGAGCTGTGGACGGATAAGACATTCACCTTGTATCTTGACAATGATCCCATAGAGAACAAGCCGAATCCCTACGGCTTCATACCGTTTATCATCTTCCCCAATCTGCGCAAGCCGAAGCAGTTCTGGGGCGTATCGGATATCCCGGCATTACAGGTACCGCAGCGCGAGCTTAACCGCGCGCTCACGCAGCTGTCGCGCATCCTCGAAGTGTCCGGCAACCCCATCGCCGTCCTCGAGGGCGTGGAGTCATCGGAGAATATCGCCGTCAGGCCGGGCGCGGTGTGGAACCTGCCGCAGGATACGAAGGCATACCTGCTCGACCTGCTGCAAGGGGGAGGCATCCGGCTGCATATAGATTTCATCGAGCTGGTTTACCGCTGCCTGCACGATATCAGCGAAGCGCCGCGTGCGGCTTACGGCGGCATAGACAAGGAGCTTTCCGGCACCGCGCTGGAGATAGAGCTTCAGTCACTGCTGCAGAAGGTTCGCAGGAAGCGCACTATCCGGACATCCATGTACCGGCAGCGTAATGAAATGATTCTGCGCCTGCACGCGAAGTTCACGCGCGAGGATGTGCAGGCAGTCAACCACCGCATCATCTGGGGCAATGTCCTGCCGCAGGACAGGGCTGGCGAGGCACAGAATGAACAGCTTCTCGTGCAGTCAGGCGTGCACAGCCGCCGCACCGCCATGGACTGCGTCGGCATCCGCGACCCGGAAACAGAGTTCAATAAATGGATGGACGAACGCAAGGCTATTTTAGCAATGAATAACGAGTACCGCGCTCAAAGCACCCGCGGCGGTTCGAGAGAGTGAAATACCGCCGCCGATATGGAGAGCGTATAGGCTCGAATGCACTCGAAGGACGAGTGCAGAATAGAATTGCAGGACGAGCCGACCTGATAAAAAGTTGCACTCGAAGGACGAGACGGTTTAATAAAAATCAGGCTCGCAGGACGGGCGCAGAATAGAATCGCAGGACGAGCATCCGGCTCGCAGGACGAGCGCAGGATTAAAAGGAGAAACTATTTTGACAGAAGAAATGAAAACCACAGAAACCAGTAATGGGGCAAGCCCCACGGATGGCGCAGCACCGGAAGGCGGAGCCGCGCCCGCAGGAGGAGCCACACAGGATCCGCTGGCAGCGCTGCAGGCGGAGCTGGAGGGGGAGAGAGCCAGGGCAAACGACGCCGTGAAGATGGCCACCGGGCCGCTGACCGCCCGCATCTCTTCGCTTGAGTCTTCGCTTGGCGAGCGCGAAACACAGGTAACGCAGCTCACCGGCGATCTGGGGAAAGCGGTCGAGGAATACCGGGCGCTCATCGTTGCCGCAAACCCGCTGATACCCGCAGACATGCTGGCGGGAAAGAGCATCGAGGAGCTGAAAACGTCGGCGCAGAAGGCGCAGGCGTTCATCGCTTCGATTACCACCGCCGTGAAGACGCAGCTGGAAGCCGCGGCACAGGCGGCAGCCATCCCCGCAGGCGCTCCGGAGAGAACCGAAAACACCGACAACCTGTCACCACGGGAGAAGATCACCCTGGGCTTGAGGAAAGCCCAAAAATAGGCTCGCAGGACGAGCCGGAATAAAAAGGAGAATAAATAATTATGGCAACACCGTTAACCGAGTTAGCAAAGCTTTCCAATGACGTCCTCGTTGCAGGCGTCGCTGAGACCGTGGTCAAGGAATGCCCGGTTCTTCAGCAGATGCCCTTTGTCGAAATACAGGGCAATGCCCTCACCTATAACCGGGAACTCACGCTGCCGTCCGCCGAATGGCATTCCGTGAACGACGATTGGACGACCAGCCCGGCGGTCGCCTTCACGCAGAAGACGGCCACGCTGGCCATCCTCGGCCAGAACGCCGACGTTGACGATTACGTGAAGAAGACGCGTTCGAATGTCCAGGACATTGAGGCGGCCATCGTCGAGCTTACCGCAAAGGCGGTCAGGCACGAGTTCGAGGACAAGTTCGTCTACGGCGATCCCGCCGTGGATCCAAACCAGTTCAGCGGCCTGATCAAGGAGATAGATACCGCCACCGCCTCCGACCAGCTCATCGCCATGGCAGCCACCGGCGCCACGCTGACGCTGGACAAGCTGGATGAGCTTATAGATGCCGTCAAAGGCGGCAAGCCGCACATGCTGATGATGAGCCGCAGATCCCGCAGGAAGATCGGCGCGCTGGCACGTGCTGCGGGCAACACCCTCGAGCATGATAAGAACGCCCTGGGCGAGTTCGTCACGCTGTACAACGGCATCCCCATCGTCATCAACGATTTCATCAAGGACACCCACACGGTGGCGGGAAGCGTTGAGACAGCCTATACCGGCGGCGCCAGCAGCACGATTTACGCGCTGCAGCTGGGTGAGGGCGCGCTTGTCGGTCTGACGTCTCCCGGAGGGCTCATGGTCGAGCCGGTCGGCCCGATGGAGACCAAGAACGCCCCACGCACACGCATCAAGTTCTACTGCAGCCTCGCACTGTTCAGCAAGGTCAAGGCCGCAGCGCTCATCGGTGTGCAGAACTAAAGGCTCGCAGGACGATCCGACATGATAAAACTTACACTCGAAAGACGAGCATCCGGCTCGAAGGACGAGACGGTTTAATAAAAGTCAGGCTCGCAGGACTAGCCTACTTGATAAAACTTGCGCTCGAAAGACGAGCACCCGGCTCGAAAGACGAGCCGGAATAAATAAAAGTCAGGCTCGCAGGACGAGCCGACCGTTAAAAGGAGAAGAATTATGGCATTTAGTGATCAGGGAATCGGAAGAAAGATCATAGCCGATGGTGTGGGGCCGGCAGCCCCCACCGTCACGCTGGCGGAGGCATGCAAGAGAGGAGATATCCTGGGCTACAGCTCAGGATGGAAGCGCGCGCTGGCCACCGTGTCAGGCGTCATTCAGGGCAGGCTTGTTGCGCTTCAGGACGGCGCATCCGGTGAGGTTATACCGGTATCGCCGCGGCCGGTGGTCGCTGGCTACAGCGGCGCAACACCGGGAGGCTATGTCTATGTGGCGGAAGGCTCCGACAACGGCAAGGTGACGCAGACCGCGCCCACTACCGAGAACGACGCCAATACTCCCATCGGCATCGCGCTCAGCGCTACGGTTGTGCTGTTCTTTTTGAACGCACGCGCCGATAGTCTGGCGTCTACGTAATAGCTCGCAGGACGAGCCGGAATAAATAGAACTCAGGCTCGAAGGACGAGCCGGTTAAATAAAAGGTGCGCTCGCAAGACGAGCGCTAAAGAGATTAAGTATGAACTTACCGATAATGCGCGGACTTGTCCGCAGAGACTTGAAAGACGAGGACAGCGCCAACTACCGCTGGACGGACGACGAAATAGACCGCGCCGTCCAGCGCGCCGTGAACGAGTTCTCGAAGCATCACCAGGCGGAGCAGAAGACGGATATCGCCACCACTGGCGGCAGCCAGGATATCAGCATCGCTTCGCTTTCCGGCCTCATCGCCCTCGATGCCGTTGAATTCCCCGCTGGACGCTGGCCGAAAACGTTTGTCAGCTTCTCACTTTATCTATCCACGCTCACCATGGAGGTGATCGCTGACGGCACAGACGCCACCGTCTACTGGCGGTCGATTCATACACTGAGTGCCAGCCTATCCACAATACCGGCGCAGTATGAAAGCCTTATTGCCCTGGGCGCCACCGCCTATGCTGTTTTAGCCTGGTCGCAGTACGGTACGAACAGGCAGAATCTAGCCGGCGACACCGTAGACCGCGACTATCTCTATTGGGGAAAGGGCAGGGAGATGGAATTCCAGAAGGAGCTGAAGCGCATCTCAAAGAAAATGACGCAGGGGACGCTCTATGCCAATGATTGATACATTACCTGAAAAAAGAGTGCCCGTTTTCCACGTACAGACTATCAGTTTGCCGCACGAAACATATGGTCAATGTACCGCGTGCGGCATTGTTGACCACCTCGGTGACGGACTCTGTACATCGTGCTGGGACAGGCAGGCTGATAAGGAACACAATTGCGCTCATCATGCGCGCTACCTCGAAAAAAGGAGAAACCGTCAATTCCTGTCAACCTGAGCCATGCCCTGAGCGCAGTCGAAGGGGAAGTCGAAGGGTCTCTTGAATCAAACTTAAAGAGGAGTCTATATGAAAACAAAATTAACAAATAGTGATACGAAAAAGGCTTTAAATGATACGGAACAGCCTCAATTTGAGACAATGCCGGATGATAAGGATCAGGATGCGCTTTCCCTGCCCTGGCAGGCCTATGCCATCGTGCCCGATCCGAACAATCCGCTGAGCTGGCGCCTGCCGCACCATACGAAGCTTGTCCGGAGGGCTGCTGCCGGGAAAATAGGCTTTGAGCATACGGTCGCTTGGCCTCAGCTGGAGCTGTGCGTGCAGCTCGTTTCACGCGCCGGGGCCGATGGCAAACGGGTGCAGGCCGATCCGGAGGATATTATCCGCGGCGCTCGTCACCTTGCCAGCCACTACATCAAGGCAGGGAAGCCCGTGCCTGATGCACTGGCCGTGCTGGTATAAATAGGCTCGCAGGACGAGCCGGAATAAATAAAACTTGCGCTAAAATGCGCTCGAAGGACGAGCGCAGGATTAAAAAAGGACGAGCGCAGAATTAAAAGGAGAAAAAATGGACGAAGTTAAAAAAGAATTATCAAAGACACTCGTTATCCTCATCAGCTATATCAATGCCGTGCTCGAGCTTGTGCCCACATGGCTTGGCATGTTAAAGAGCACGCGCGTGCTCACCGTTATCGGCACGCTTGCCCTGATGTATATAACATGGAAGTACGGTGGTCTGACGCAGGATCAGCTCTCCGTGGTCAGCGGCATAGAGGGCATCCTCGGAATCTCGTTTATGGGCTTCAAGACCTTACGCCCG